TCTTTAAGAATTCGACCCGAGGGGGTATCGAGAACTTTTATTTTTCCCATGACGTCTTTACCTTCCCACCAAATATCTGTTACAATATGAGATACGTTTTTCAAATTAACAACAGAATCATCAGGATGATCTAATTCTCCACATGCTCGGTTGTCGGTGACAGCCTTCATATAATTATTAATTTCACGCTTCAAGACATTATGAGGATAAACACGTCCATTGCCATTCTGCTTATCGGATGTCTGAAGCCGACCCGATAAATAGAGTACATCGCCGGTTGTCATTTCCCTTTTTTCCCGCTCGGTTAAAAGATCTTGACAAATTCCACCTTCACAGAGTGCATAAAATTCTCGTAATAGTTTTTTTTTCATTTCTTTCCTCAAATAAAAGACTTGCCGGCGCCACCGGCGCGTCTCATGATCCGCTACAGCAACGTCGGACTGGTTGTAGCATCCATCGTTTAATCGTCAACATAATCACCTCCTGATTTAGACGATACTCTTAATCCAAAATCATTAACGATCATGGAGAGCAAATAAGTTGTCCCGGCTCCCAAACAAGAAAGACAGAACATATTCCCTAAAGAATATTCAAACGTAAATAGTTCTGTATAGCCGTTTATGCAAAATAAAAACGCAGAAGTCCAAAAGCCCATGCACAACGTACAGTGAAATAGCCACGTCCATTTTTTATCGGGATCTTTCTTAGGCCTTATGGTATTAAAGATTGAACCATAAATAAGGATAAAAGTTAAACCATAAGCCGTTAAAACAAAATTAATTAAATTCACTATTACCTCTAATAAGCATAACGGCCATACATATAAGGAGCAAAAATACTACCTTGATCTATGGATCCTTTTTCTGGAGCTTGATCTACCTGTCCCAATGGGGTGGAGTGTTCATTGTCAGGATTCAGTAAAGCATCATCCTCCATTTGTTCATAAGCTGTAACTCCTTGCATGTAGGGCTCTTCGCTCTTCATCCATTCAGCGATATTTAAAATAGTAGCCTTAACGGGATCATGAACTTTAGATTCCATAATTTTCCCTTCTAGTGAGCCATAAATATTTCCACCTTGAATGGAGTCGTATTCAATTATTCCTTGCTTACGCAAAAATTCTAACAATCGGGACTCTGCGCCATATACTTGATCCGATAAAATATCTTTTGCAAAAGTTACAACCTTATTGTTTTCTGACTGAATCACAATATCAATATCTTTGTGATCTAAAATTAGCAGATCGCCATTTAGGGCTGATCTTAATTTTAACTGAAAATTTAAAGTCTCTTGTTCTTCTCCTTTAAGTTCTACTGTCAAATCCGGGAGTTTTTCTTCTACTGGTGGTGTTCCAACTGTAACATTAAGTGGCATTTCTTGATACCTCCGCTATCAAATCTTGAATATAAAAAACCTCTTCAATCATTTGATGATTTATGGGCTTTTTTGCATAGTCGTCCAGCTTTGCTTTAACTTTTTTAAAATTTTCTTCATTAGAGCCCATCGGCTTCTCTATAATGTGCTGCTGCACGGCTCTTTTGAGTCGTCCAATCTCTTCATTTAAAAAACCTTTAAGGCCTACTCCATTATCGGAGAAAGACACAATATAATTAGTTAATAAATCTTTTTGTTCTTTTCTTAAAGTCGTTTCATAGGTGGTGTTAAATTTATTAACAAATGTCCTGTATTCTAAGTTATCTAGGTGTTTCAATTCTGTAAGAATTTTATCTTCGCGGGACAAGAATCTTATTAAGTTCCTTTCCAGCATAATTCGTTTTTTAGGACCCAAGCTATTATTATGAAAATAAAGACCAACAGAAGCAATATCTTTATAGTTAGGAATAAAATTAGAAAAAACATTATGTCCTAACTTTTGATTCATTGCGTTGATCAAGTTTGTTTGAGAATTAAAGATTTTCTTTCTATTCAATCCATAAAAATCTTTTTTTGTTTCCTCGAGTAATCGTCGAGAGAAGGATTCATTCAAACTCTTGCTGTCTAACAAAGAGTTATAAAGAATCAATTCTTTGCGTAACTCGCTGTTTTTATTGAAGAATTCTTTTATAACTTTCTTCGTAATTATTTGTCTTTTTTTATCTTCCCGAACGATTGCCTTAGTTAATTCTTTTATTAGACATTCGTAAAGAAAAGCGGTATTTCTTTTCTTATTATGTTTCATGCTTATTTCCTTATATTATTCTTCTTTAATTATTTGTCGTGGCCCGTTACTCAATAGTTTCATCTTCTTTTCCCTTTTGTAATGATTTTATTAATGTTCTAATTTCGAAATCAGTAGTAAATAGTTTATTTTCTTCTAAAATATCTGATTTTTGTTCTTCCATCATACCACGAGCTAAAGAATCAAGGCCGCCGAATCCGACCTTTCCCGGGAAAGTTTTACGCAAAGTCCCCAACTCCGTAGAGGCTATGCTGTTCATATTTTTACGCAGACCTCCTTTACGATAAGTATGTTGGTGTCTTTTATATTTTCCTCTTCGTTTTGGACGGGCCGTATCATCTCTTTTCCCTGGAGGCTCAGCCAATAAGATATCTTCTTCATCTCCAAGATCATCACCACCAAGATCATCGCCTCCAAGATCATCACCTCCAAGATCATCACCTCCAAGATCTCCGCCCATGTCACCGCCCATGTCGCCGCCTTCTGCTGCATCTCCAGCAGCCGCTGCTTCAAGACTAGCCATGAATTTTTTATCGTAAAACATTTCTCTTTGCATCCTGATGTATTCATCTTCCGAAAGTCCCAATAAATTACGTGCTACCCATCGACGAGAAAAATAGCCTTCCGTCGCTGACGCAGCGATATCAAATTTGGTTTTCCAATGTTCTAGTTCTTGCATTTCAGCTATCTTACTGGGGTTATTAAGAGTTAAATCAAAACCGAGCAGATCGTCACCCCTGAAGCCTAAAGTATATAAGTGAATTATACCTATTTTAGTCAACTCAGCAATTACTACCCTCTGAAGTCTCTGGATTGTTCTTGCGAATCTTATATCTTTTTGAGCCAAAGTAGTCTTATCTTCTCCACCTCCGTCTTCGCCCATCGCCAAATAAGCCTGAGGGACCTTGAGAGCAGAAAACAGCTTGTCTCTCAAATACTTAACATCTTCAATAGCTGCTGTGAATTGTCCTCCTTCTAAATTTTGAATGTCGGTGGAGGATTGTCCATTTCGAATAGGAATAAAATAATCCTCTTCAATTGACATAGGGTTGTATCTGAGGTCCACACGTCCCGAATCTGGATTGACAACTTGGTGGCGTTTCATTTGAGTCATTACTTTTTGCATGTATTGTTCAACATCTTGCGGAGCAATGCCCCCTACATCAATTTTAAAAACTCGACGTTCTGTTGCTCTTACAATCCTATAAGCCATCATTGCGTCTTCTAAGAGAGTCAATTGTCGCCAGATTCTTCGTGCTGGTTCTAGAACAGATGTTCCATAGGGAACATACTTATCGTTTCCAAGAACACGAAAATGAGCTACTTGCCAATTTTCAAGAGTCAAACCTCCTGAGTTCCACTGAAACTGGACGTAGTTAGGATTAGTGGGATCTTCTCCTTCTAATCTTTCAACTTCCTCGGGTGGTAATCCTATTACATTCGTAATTCCCATCTCTTCATCAATATCTAGATACAAAAAGAAGTCTCCATATTTACACATGGTTCTAGCCCATCCAAATAAATTTGAATCAATATTTAAAATATCATAATAGAGAGAATGAAGCATAAATTTAATTTCTTCATTCGCGCAATCAACATGCAACATGGGAGTTAAGCCTGAATGAGTCGTCATTTCATCTGCATAAATGTCTATGGAAGATGCAATCTCTGGAGTATATTCCATTTGATCAAAATCGATATAACGTTCTGCTCGGTTGCGATTAGAAATCATATTCATCGCAATATGATTCATGGGATTATATTCCGCCTTCTTAAACTGAAGTCCGGATGTCGACATAAATCTACTAGCAAAACGATCTAGTTGGCGCCGACGGAGTTGTCGTCCTGTTTGTGTTCTTCTATTAACAATAGGCCCAGAAAATAGTCTAGTTAAAGATTTAAATAAACCATTTCGGTTATTGTTGGGGTTTCTTTCATTTTTAGCCATTTTTTATCCTTTATAAATCCATAAAAAATCTTTGGATTTTTTTAATTCCTCTTCATGTTTTTGTTCAAAAGTTTCTTTATAACCTTTTTGACCCTTAATTCTTGTCTCGAAAGTTTGAGTCGATTTCATAATCCCTCCTATCATCGCCTTTTTATATTCAATTTCCCGTTGATTTTCCTGTAGCGCTGTATCTCGGACCCAGCAAGCAATAGCCAAAGACATGACGAGATCGTCATTGTAAGAGCGCATTGCTTGGGGCTTCCCATTATACCAGATAAAAGTTTTAAGTTCATGAAATAACCTAGCAGAGTTTAATTTAATTAGTTTGTTACGAACGTACTCTTCTAACTTAGCTACAATTAAAGGCCTAGTTTTAGTGCTTGTTGTAAATCCCATTATTGCTCTGTCATTATTTTCAGCCATTGTGGGATCTATAAATTCGTGAGTAGATTTAACGGAATAATAAATTTTAGGATATTCTAAAGAGTGTAATTTTTCCAATACAGAAATACCGATACCATTATTTTCTACCACTAGCAAACAGATCCCGTATTCTTTTCCTGCTTCGTTTAAAATGTTAGCATAAAGGTCTAAATTTGGCTTACCTTGGTATTCTGCTACCACTTCCATTGTATCTAAACGAAGCACATGAAAAACCGAAAAATCTGCTCCATCACCGCGGGCCACGTCAGCGACGATTACATAAGAGGCTCCTTCTATATATTTTTCCCAAATCCAAAAATTGCGATCGTAACCAGTTTTATAAATTGGATCCTTAAGATTTTCAAACAGCCATTGCATATCATCTGGATGTAACACTGTTTCTCCCGATGTATTAAAATTGCATTCGAGCTCTTGAGCAATTTGTCTACGAGACATATTCTTAGTTTCTTTTACAAACCAATTTTCATCTCGTTCAGGGTGCGCCTGCCAGGGCAAAACGATAGAATGAAAATCATTCTCTCCTGATTGTGCGTCAACGTAAGTCTTGTGGAACCAATTTCCAACGCCCTTAGGGGTCGATAAGGCTATACAACGGCCACCCGTGGATAAAGTAGGGTAAAGACCCGTCCACAACTCTCCGAGGCCCTCTACATGTGCTGCCTCGTCTATAACGAGCAATGATAACGCTTCCGATCTACCGGCATCCCCAGAAGTGGTTCCGGCTTTAATCTGAGATCCGTTTGATAATTCGAATGAAGTCTTGTTATCCGTGATGATTCTTGAAATTTTGATCCAGTCAGGGAGATGTTTCATAATTGATTTTACTTTTCTCACTAAGTTGGCTGCTGTTCCAAACTTGGTTGCAATTACAAGAATGTTCTTGTCTCGGTGAAAAAGCATAAACCAGACAATGTATCCCGCTGAGATTGTGGAGATACCAAGTTGTCTGGCTTTAAGTATAATATTAAATCGATAATCATTAAAGTCCTTGAGCAGATCTTTCTGATAATCAAATGTTTTAAAGGGGATGAGTCCCTTTAGTGGGTGTGAAATTAGGCAGTAGTTATCAATAAAGAATTGTGGATCCTTACCGCACTTCACAATCTCTTTTACAATTTCTTGCTTTGAGAGTTTAAAAGCCATTTAGCCTCTATTTTTTCTTTGTTGAAGGAGCCTTTTCTTGGGGCTTTGTTTTGCTCATAACACTTTTAAGTTCTTCTCTAGTAATTTGTTTTAGTTGTTCTTGAGTAGGTTTCATTTGTTATTCGCTCCTTTTTTAACCTTATAATTTTCTGGTTTTTTGTTGGAGCTTTGTTCTAAGAATTTTCTCATTACGTCGTTTTCAGTGTCTCTTGAAGGTTCCAATATAGGTTCGGAATCTATTCCACCTATCTTATAATGCTGATAGGCTTGCACCCACGTGCGAATGCGAGAAGTGGTCTGCACTATCATTTTTACTTCACCATTTTTACTTAGAGTAACGGACTTACCAGTGACTACCTTATATTCTTTTTGAAGAAAATTTTTGATATCGTTAAGTTGTTTTTCAATCTCAGACTCAAACTTGGGATCCTGTGCGGCTTTAAGTTGAATTTCCCCTTGGTAAGTTATACAGATAGAATTTCCATAAAATTTAACGCCAAATCCATCAATCACACGTTTGTCCATAATAGGGCAACCTTCTTCTCGGTTAAGGCCAACCGATACGGGCTTGTCGGACAAAGTATAGCGCTCATCATGTGCTCCATCATAAGCATTTGCGGCTGCTTGAGCGAGCCCTTGAATAATTTCTAGTGTGTTTGAACTCATATATTTATTTCCTTTTTAATTGGCCTGCTGTAAAATTCATTGTCGTTGCTCTGGTGGCATTCCCGACTGATCAAGGTAACTTGCAATATCCCGGGCTATCTGTGCTGCCAGTTCCATATCAAGAGTCCCGGCAGCGGTGTATCCGTTCAATACGTCCAGAATCTGCCGTTCCAGACCAGCGGCGCGGTTTTCTTTGATGTGGTTCAATTCTTCTTTTATCATTTTTCTTAATTGAATGTTTGTAATTTTCATTGTTTTGGCCTCCAGCCGTTATTCCAGCGCTCTTCGCGTCCGTCAACCCATTGAATATAACATTTAAAGCAACATTCAAATTTGGTCATGTAGACGTCATCATTAGATTTAAATGAATAAGTACTACAAATAGGACAAGAACGCGTGGATTCTTCTTTAAGTAGTTTTGAGGGGATAAAAACGCCATAGACTTCTTCTTTGTCTAAATCTTCTGTATCGGCGTCCGCCAAGTATGTTTCTTTCAACTGTTCAAGATACTCTTTCTCTTTCTCATCGTCCCATCCGGACTTTGGGTTTACCACAGTTTCCTTGCCGTATTTCTTTGCTATTGCTTGTTCTACTTTAACGGCGTAGTTCGGATCTTTATCTTTCATCTATAACTCGTACCCATCATATCTTCAAAAAAATCTAATTCATCTTGAAGACCACGAACACCCCTAAGGATGTTTACTATATCTCCCACTTGTTCGTCATCTAAACCTAATTGTTCTTTAGATCGAAAGGGCTGCATATCCTCCCACCCATTAGTATCTTTGACCTTACCTAAGAGATAAAAAGTGAGTTGCCTAGGGTTTAAATCGTGTAGGTCCATCGTGCGTCCTCCAATCTGGTGACTATTATTGAATTTCTCGACTGCTGCAACATCCTCGGGACCGAGTTGAAGAATAGTCTTAAGATTTACTTGTTCATCTGATGCATCGTCAGTCTTTGCTTGAAATTCGGGATCATTCATCAGTTCATGGTGCGCGAAATCATCATCTGCATCTCTTTCCTCGGCAGGAAAGTCCCACGCTTCACCTAAGACCATCTCTAACTCTTCCTTGATAATTCTCTTTAATTGTTGTTTAGTTATTTTCATTGTTTGTTCTCCTTCAAACGGGTCGACCGAAACCCTTAACATCTTCGGTATTCATCAGTTCATCAAATATCATCTTGACCGCTTCTTCGCCGAGGTGCTGATTGGCTTGCTGTAAAGCAGAAACTAGATCCTTCTGAGCCTGTTCTTTATCCACTTGCAGTTCTGGTCTTCCCCAGGTCTCAGTAGTAGTCTCAATTTCTTCCTTGATAATTTTCTTTAGTTGTTCTTTAGTTATTTTCATTTTGAATATTCCCCTTCGTCTATCTCAAAATTGCGTTTGGCGTTCTTGAAAGAGTACCATAGTGCAGTGAAATTCTGTTTAGTATTTTCGATCCCTTGCTCTTCCATCTCGTCTGTGAGCCAGCTTTTTATAATATCATCAGACCATGTGATCCTGTCCTCAATGTTACCTTCAATATCTTGAATAAGTTTTGCATAAGGCGATTGATCTTCTAATACAGTCTCAAGTTCTTCTTTGATTATTTGCTTTAATTGTTCTTTAGTTATTCGCATCGATTTCCCTCACGGAGTAATATGTTCCCAGTGATGTTCCTGACGCTAGCATAAAGCCACCGAAGAAAGCCCACATGGTTTTGTTTGGTTTCATTTCTTTTCGGAGAGACTCAATCTCTTGATCTCGGATCCCCAATAGAGCAACGCTCTTTTCTTTTTCCGTTTGCAACTCTGCTTTTAAATAGTCTATTTGTAATTGTAGTTCCGCTTTTGTTGTCGCAATTGCTAATTCTTTTTGAATCTCGCACTGTTCAACGGACATTTCATTCCCGGCAATAATGTTGGCCACTGCTTCATCGTTCATTAGACGACCGTCAAAGGGTGCTGGGTCACCTTCTTTGAGGTGGATGAGCATTGGCTCGGCTAACGCTGTGGAAAGCAAGAATAGGATCACTACTTATCTCCGGGTGTCATTACAATGATACCAAACTGCTCGGATAAGATCTTATCAATCTCG